GGTATTACAGCGATGAATAGCGAGTTCCCGAAACCGCGCCACCGGAAAACCCGGCACAGATGATATACGCCCAGGCAAAATCCATCGATGAGGCAGGGATTCCAGTCATCGACATTTCTCCGCTGCGTGATGGCAGCGATCCGGACAGCATCGCATCAGCTTTAGGCAGCAAGCGGATCGAGTCGCGTTCGATCACGATGTCGAGCACGTCACCGATTTCAACACCAAACTTCTCCACATAGGTCTTACCCACCAGGATTACACCGGTTTTGTGCACCGTAGTGGTATACCGCGCGGTTTTACCCGGCTTCCTACCCGACTTAAGCGGCACACCTTTGGCGTGCAGCAAAGCTTCGCAGAATTGCTTGGCCATTACACGCTCTTTACCCTTAGCTGTGATATGGATAAAACCCGCAGCACGCGCGAGTTCCGTTTGCTCCATGTCACCGTTGTCCTGAACAAATTTGATTAACTCGGTACCTGAAAGCATGAGAAGCAAGAAGCTACCGAGTTATTGTACACCCTTTTTAGCTACTTGGCATCAGCCCACGTAAGTCCATGTGAAGCTTCCGCGACAACGGGCACACTACGGCACACAACCGCACCTGCCTCTTCCATACACATCTTAAGTTGACGTTCCCATTTGTCGGTAAACTCCTCTTGTACTTCTAATACTATCTCATCGTGTACCATAGCGATCAGTAACGCTTCATCTCTCCTACTAGCTTTTATAGATTTCCATATCATTGCCAATGCAATTTTAGCAATATCACCCGCCGTGCCCTGTACTTGTGTATTTATACGCGTAGTATACTTGTCATTGAACCCTGTTAATTCGCGCCGTCTACCATACTTAGTAAATACAGCTTTTGTAGTCCGATTACCCTCAGTAGTCTGCCATGCGTACAAACGAGGATAGGCAGCTCTAAACCCCTCTACTATCTTTTTAGCCTCATCAAGCGCCATATCTATACCGTACTGGGCTGCAGCCTGCTTGCGTAACGTAGCGGGACCCGCCCCATATAGAAGGCCAAAGTTTGCAACTTTGGCTGATTGTCGCTGCGCTTTAGTAACTGCATCCCACTCTATACCCGCCATAAGTGCCGCTGTCTCAGTGTGTAAATCCCGCTCCGCCTTATAAGCTTCCAGCATACGTTGCTCCCCCGAAAGCTCCGCAGCCACCCGCAACTCCACCTGACTGAAGTCCGCCACCACCAGTACATAACCTTCCCGAGCACGGAACAAGCGCCTAAATTCCTCCCTTCTAGGTACCTGCTGTAAATTCGGCGAAGCAGCCGACAAGCGCCCAGTCTCGGTACCCATCTGCCTGTAATTGCAGTGGATCCGCCCATCCGAGCCTACCGACTCCAAAAGCTTCTCAATACCCGACACACGCGTCACAGCACCCTTCCACTCCAAATACTGTGCCACTAACTTATACTCCCACTTCAAAAAAGCTAATAAGTTTTGATCCAAACTTGGGGCACCTTTTTCATCCGGTGGTAGCAGTATCCCCGCCTGTTCAAAACGCTCCGCCATCTGCTTCGGCGATCTCGGGTTAAAACCCTTCAACACCTTCGTGCCCAGCCTCACCGAGCCTGAATCCTTTTCGCGCGTGTTAAAAGCCTCGCTTTCCTTCTCCCTAGGTAGCCATATGAGCGGATCATTCGGGTTTTCAAGCCGAATAGCTGCATCCAGCTCTTCCAGAAAGGCCGTCTTAAGCGTCTCCGCTTGGTCCAGCAATGAGACCGCAAGCTTCGCGGCAGCCTGAGCATCAAACCCAAACCCATTCCACTGCATGTAGGCGACGGGGCGCAACGCCATCATCTCCAGCCAGAAAACGTCCCACAGCGTCACCGAGGGCGTCACCTCCTGCCCTCGCAGTGCCTCTGTTAGCACCGACGCTACCCGCGGTAAGCACAGTGCATCACGCGCTGCGTACATAACCATGTCATCGGTTATGTCCCCTGACCAGTCCGCACGCTGCAGCTCTTTAGGCAATGTAAACTTAAGATTGCGTAACACAATCGAGCCTAAATCGTTTTTAGCTCCTGTACCATTATTAATAATCTTAGCCGCAATCATAGTATCAAATATAGCTCCACCAATCTCAATACCCTCTCCCTTCAAAAAGTTCAAATCAAACGACGCATTTTGCAGCACCTTTCGCCTGGAACCCTCGAGCAGCTCAGCCAGCTCACGCAGCCCGGGCAGCTTCCAGTCCACCGTCCGCTCCTCCGACTCGCGCCACCCGTTCAGATCCACCACGAGGGCGTAGTCCACTGAAGCCACCTGGATCAACCGCACTCTGTTCTCCAACGGATCGAGCCCCGTGGTCTCCGTGTCGATCCCTAGAGCCCCCTCAGCCCCAGTCAGCTCAACCAACCGACGCTGCAGCAGCGTCGTGTGCTGCGGGCCCCGAACAAAGTCGAAATCAACATGGTCAAGGCTCTTTGCGTGCTCAATAGCTTGTAACGACGGCATACTCAGTTAAATGCGCTGGGGTAATGGACAAACTTTCACTTAAGTTCGCGCAGGAAGCAGCACTGCGCCAGATTGATGAATGTAGCAGCATAGCAGAAATAAAAGCATTAGCCAAGAGTCTCATGAAAGCTAACTTTGAGACACGCGCTTTTATCGCTGACTTAATGCTGCGCGACCTCCCAAAAGCCCAAGACGTTCTTGAGAGGCTGCGCCGCGAGCCCTGAGCTCACCAGTCGTACGGGAAGTCGCCCTCGAACAAAGCTCTCAGCTCGCGCGCAGGCGCGCGCGTTGTGCCTGTGCCGATGTCTTTTATCCGTAATTCCCCGAGATCGTCCTCGGGGACTGAATTTGTTTTCCGGACAAAAGTTGACGTGTCCGGTAATAACCCAGCTTCCTCAGCCCGATCCTGGGTCTCTTTTGAACCTCCCATTTCATCAACCTCGATTACCGGACACGCCTTTTCGGTGTCCGGTAAAAATTCCTTGCGCTGGAAGAACTCTGGGGGATTCTCGGACAACGGACATCCAATCGGACACAACGCACGCGCGACCCGATAAATCAGAGGAGCGTTACCCCTCCCCTCAGGCCCTCGTTTATCCCGCGCCATCAACCCGTCCTCCACCCACCTATCCAGCCACCTACCCACCGTCTTTTGACTAGGCACCCGAGCACGATCCCCCTGCGCCCCCCGCACCTGATGCAAGAGCTGCCCCCACACCTCCTCCCGTGTCATCCCCACACGAGCCCGTCCCTGCTCCTCCTGGGCCGCTCCGCCGCGCTTCACGATGTCCAGCACCAAGGTGAACGGATCCGCGTCCCCCTGCCCGTCATCCATGTTCCGCACAGTCGGCGTGTGATCCGCCAGCGAATACGCGAAGTTCTCATCCCTGATCACCTTGATCAGATCTCCCTCGCGCCCCGCCCGGCTCTTCTTGATCTGAATCATCCGCACCGAGGCCGGATTCTCCCCCCGCTCTCTCAGCGCATCCCGCTCTTCGTCCTTGAGCTTCCGCAGGTGCCACTGCTCATCGATCGCGTTAATCAGGTAACGATTGCCCCGCACCTCACCGTTGGCGTTGTCGTGGTGAATCCAGATCACCGAGCACGCCGGGAACCCATCCTCTGCGCCGCTCCCGTTGCACTCGTTGTACCAGTACAGCGGCGTCGCAAAGGCCTTCTCGATCTCGCTCACCTGCATGCGGCTCGAGCACGACCCGATCGAATCCACCACCACCAGCACCGGCTTGATCTCCTTGACCCACTCCGCAAACTCCCGCATGTGGTTGATCTGAAACCCTCTCCGCAGGTGGAACCACTTGTCCTTCCGAATCGGATCGATGTCGTTGTCCTGCAGGTCCCGCTTGAGCTTCGCCAGCGTCTGATCCGACTGAATCCACAGCACAGGCCCCTGCACCACGGGCACCTCAATACCGCGAATCCGCATGGGCCGCCCGGTACCGATCGCCTTCGCCAACCCCATACAGGCCGATGTCTTCCCCACCCCGCCCGAGGCGTGCATGATCACCTGCCCGGGCCTCACGAGCATGTTGGGAATCACAAAGTCTTGATCCTGCACCTCGTCGAACCACCCCGCCGACGTGTTCTGCGCATCCGCAGACTTCTTGTACCGATACTCCCCGAGGGCGGCCTCGCACTCCTTGCCGCTCATCCGCCGCCCGGTCTCAATCGCTACCTGCGCCATGCGGTCCAACCGCACCGCCGGGTTCCGCTCCGTGTCGAAGATCTTGCCCAGCTCCTCGTGAAACTCCACCGAGGACATGCGCACCTGCGGCACCTCCTTCTGCACCTGGGCCCGCGCATCCTCCGGATAGTTGAAGCCCAGCTTCTCCGCTATCGCCGCGACGTAGCTCTCCAGGTCCGGCCCCTGCGGCCGCTCAGCATGCAGATCCCCCACGGTCACCTTGTGCACGAAGCTCAGCACGTCTCCGCCCACCCCGCAGGCCTTGCAGTCCCAGCACCCCGACTCCATGGAGTACTGAAAGCTCGTCCCGCTTTGCCCCCCATGCCACGGGCAACCGCTCATCCGCTGCGGATTGCTCCCCGAGCGCTCCTTCCACCCGTACTTGTCGAACGTCGGGTGGTTGAAGATCAACTCCGCCAACCGCGGCCGCAGCAACCGCTGCACCTCCTCCTTGAAGAACCACCCGCGGATCTGCCGACTAGGAATAGCCGTCTCCCCGAGCTCGGCATCCAGCGCCTTCTGATCGGCGTCGCTGAGCCACTGCACCGGCTTGCGGAACCCCCTCAGCACATCCAGCACCCAAGCCGGCGCCAGAGCCACCTCCCCGCCGTTGTAGTTGAGCCACTGGTAACGCTGCTTGGTCTCCGGATGCGGACTCCCCGGCAGCACGCTCTGGCACTGGTTGAAGCGCAGCACAACCTCCTCGTAGTCGGCAGTCTCACCTTGAGACTCATGAGACGCACCAGAGGACTTGGAACCGCCGGCCGCCTGCCGCTCCACGTCGCTGTGCCCCATGTGCCACTCACCGCCCTGCCGCAGGATCAGCGTCTTGACCGCCCGCAACTCCGGCACCACCGAGGCCGGCACCCGATACAGCAGCTGCCGCCTGCCGGGCTTCCCGGACGTCCACGACATGGTCTGCTCGTCGCCGTAGGCCTCGTAGCCCTCGCCAGCGGCTTCGTGGTAGCGCTCATCCGCCAGCACACCGTCGACGTCCAGGGCCAGCAATCCCCCTGAGAACTCACCGGTGACCACACCGAGCCCGTTGTAGCCCGAGTTCGCCTTGTAGGCCTGCTCACACAGGTCCCGCGACATGGGCTTGGTGCTCCACTCCTTGACGTAGGTGGCTTTGCCGGCCACCGGCACGAACACCCACCACGCAGGGAAGACGTTTTGACGCAGCAACTCAATGGCCCGACCTTTTAGCAAGTCAGAACCGTTTTCAATTCGTTTGTTTTCCATTAGGATTCGCAGCAACAGAAAGCCAAAAGCCCTTCGCCGACCCGCGGGGGCTTTTTTCTTGGCCATGCTTTACCGTAGCTCCTCCTCCCGAGAACGGCGAGTTATACGCGTGAGTCTCACTAGACGCATAAATTGCAGCGCTGGTGCACGCAAAGGTTGACAGCGATACCCATTACCCCCTACCATCTGCTCATGAGGCGAGGGAACCCCCCTTTTCTCAGGGACTCATCCACTAAACACACAGTATCTACTCCTAGAACCGTGTTAACAGCTGCCTCACTTCACTACTCCGACCTAGGTCACCGTCACATGACTTTTCTTTCCCCCGACTCCATTGATGAGATCTTCAAGGAGAGCTCTGGCTCTGGTCGCTATCTCAACCCCTCCAAGATTGACGGCGAAGTTCGCGTCCGTTTTTTCGGTACTGGCATCACCGGTTTTGAAGCTTGGACTGATGACAACAAGCCCATTCGCTGGGAAACCAAGCCTGAAGAGCTCCCCGCCAACATCCGTCAACAAGAAGGCTTCCAAACCATCAAACGTTTCGTAGCTGGTCTTGTCTACGACTACAGCTCCAATGACTTCAAGATCCTTCAGATCACTCAAAAAACCCTGATGGAGCAACTGTTTAAGTTCATCAAAGACGAAGACTACGGTGATCCCGTTGCCTACGACATCAAGATCGGCAAAACCGGCGAAGGCAAAAAAACCGAGTACAGCCTCGTAGCCGCTCCTCCAAAAGCCGTCAAAGCCGACATCAAAGCCCGTTTTGATGAGCTCACCTGCGATCTGCATCGTCTCTTCGACGGCGATGACCCTTTTGCTGCAGCTTCCGCCTAATCCCACTGGGGGGCTTACCACCCCCCTTTTTTTTTACGCACCCCATGGATACCCCCAAACTGCTCGGCCGCAATATCCGCTTCCACCTGTTCCGCACCGAAGCCACCCTCAAAGATGTAGCCGACGCTGCCGGCATGTCCACCTACTCCCTTGGGCGCATGGCCAATGGCCGCACCAAGCTGATCGACCCCAACATGCTCACCGATCTCATGCGGGTCTTCGACTGCGACGCCAACGCGCTCCTGCTCCCCATCGAGGGCGTTCCCTATGACAGCTGAACACATCCGCGGCTTACCCAAGTACGAATTTCTCCGCTCTCACGACGAGCTCGGCAACCGCACCTACTCCACTCCCATCGGTAGCTGCAGCTCCGTCACCACAATCCTGTCCAACACCCGCGACAGCACTGGCCTCCAAGAGTGGCGAGAAAACGTCGGCGAAGCCCGCGCCGACTTCATCTGCTCCATGGCCAGCTTCCGCGGCACCCGACATCACGACAACATCGAGCGCTACCTAACCGATGGCAGCGAACCCCCGTTCGATTTCCTCAACACGCCGTACTGGAACAGCAGCCGCGCTTTCCTGGACCGAATCCGAACACCCCTAGTACTCGAGGGCGCCGTTTTTCACCCCCTCCGCTACTCCGGAGCTTTCGACTGCATCGCCTACTTGGATGACGACGACACCCAACCCACCCTGCTGGATTGGAAAACGGCCGACAGCATCCGCAAACCAAACAAGATGTACGAGTACAGCTTGCAGGTGTCGGCTTACACCGCTGCTGCCAACTACGTTTACTCCAACCAAGGACTCAACATCACCCGCGCTCTAATTGTTGTTGCCATGCCTGATGAAAAACCTCAAATAGCGGAACTCAGCGCACGCCAACTACACCAGTACATGCAGCACTTCGAAGCCCGCATCAAACGCTACACCCGAGCGCGCCCATGACTACCACAACAACCCCATTACACACCTTCATCAGCAACGTAATCGGCGGCTCTCTGATGACCCAGTACGCGCGCCGCGCTTCGGGGGAATCTGATGTCGCCCTCGCTTGGGCAGAGTTTCCAGCCCTAGAGGCCTACCAGCACCTCACCGACGAAGTCGGTCTCAACTTCGAAGAAGCCGCCTCGCACGTCCTACTCAGCGTCACCAATCAGCTTTGCGAGCCCGCCGTCTCCAAGCACACGATCGACTTCATCGCCCACATGTTGTGGCAGCGCCTAGGTGACCCAGCCCGCAACGGCGACACACCCCCACCCATCTACACCGAGGCCGGCAAAGCCGTCCACGCCTGGCTCGTTCTCTGCCTCCACCCCACCTACATCACTCCCTGATCATGCTCATCGGCCTCTACTCCCCCGCTCCCGGCAGCGGCAAAACCACCGCCGCGGACTACCTAGTCCAACGTCACGGCTTCACGCGCCTCAGCTTCGCCGAACCGCTCAAGGACATGATCCGCATCCTGCTGGAGAACTTCGGCTACAGCCCGGCCGACGCCCACCACATGACGCACGTCAGCAAACAGGCCCCCCTCCCCGAGATCGATTCCAACCTCGACACGCGCCACCTACTCCGCACCCTCGGCACCGAATGGGGTCGCGACTGCGTCCACCCAAAACTCTGGCTTCGCTGCTGGTCCGCCCGCTACATGCGCCTCATCGCCGACGGCATCACTGACGTAGTTGTCGACGACATGCGCTTCATCAACGAGGCCGCGCTGATCGATCGCTACGGCGGCGAACTCTGGACGATCACCCGCCCGGGCACAAGCAGCGACACCACTCACCGCTCCGAGGGCGGCCTCGACACGCTCCCCGAGGACTATTCGCTGGACTTCTCCCATCGTTTGCAGAACGATGCTGGCCTTGATGAGCTATACACGCAGCTCGATGCGATCATGGCTTTAGGCACCACTGCGCTGATCTGATGCTCACCGTTCCCGAACTAAGGCAACAGGTTCAAGCGCTCGAGCAGCACATAGCTGATGCGCTACACGACTTCAGCGAGATCACAGGCACTTCTATCGAAGATGTTGTCATGACCCCCATGGCTCGTTTCGGCTGCCCTACTTCTACTTACCACGTTCAGCTTCGCATCACCCTCTAGTGGACAAACATCTCGCTACCGTCATTCCTCAGTACATGCGCCTAGCTTCTAGTGCCTCCACTGAAACCATCCGACGCAACCCCCTCACCTCCCGCTACTTCTCCACCTACTTCCAAATCGCCCGCAGCAACGGACTCCACCACGCCCGAGCCTGGTTGCTCGGCTCTTTGATCCGCGACCTCCATGGCGCTTCTGCCTCTTGAAGAGATAGATCCTCTATTAAATGCACAATCGGACAATGGCAATGTATAACCCGCTTCCCGACCCTAGTTATATTTGG